ACCTAGATAAGCGGTATCTACTATCTGAAACCATCTGTGGGTGACTAATCCCTTAATCGATGGCGATAGAGAGCGGTATTCCCTCGGCAGTCAGGTCGCTAGTCAAGCACCTCGCTTTCGGACTTTCACTAATGGCTCCAGAGGTAGGGATCGAACCTACGACATCCTGATTAACAGTCAGGCGCAACTACCGCTGTGCTACTCTGGAACAGGTGCTTCCTTTCTGCGGTGGTACCTATAGTGTCTCCGGCTCTGCATTGCCTTCACAGACACCCTCCATCCACTTCACGACCAAAAAGGATTCTCGCATTGCCAGCGCCGGTTAGGTTAAACCCATCTTTCGATGCCTACTTAACTGTAGGGGAACCACCCATGAGTGACGAACTCATTTCTCCTTCCTGCGGGTCACAGTAGCCAGGCGTTACCCCGGCGGGTTTGGTAGCAGAGGCAGGATTCGAACCTGCGATTCTCGGCTTATGAGACCAAGCGGATAGACCTCTTCCATACTCTGCGAAAATTGAATGCTAACAAGGAACTGACTGTTACATGATGCCGAAGTCATTGCCGCATCAAACCCTTGCTAAACTCCGATCAATCGATGCGGAGACAGAGCGCACATTCTCTGTTTTTTAATGGCGATCCGTAGGGGAATCGAACCCCTATGTCCTGCTAGACAGGCAGGCATAATAGCCACTATATGAACGGACCAATATTTAGTATTATACTACAAGAAACTTGATTTGTCAAGTTTGGTAGGGGCACAGAGAATCGAACTCTGATTTACTGGTTAAAAGCCAGTTACTTTACCACTAAGTTATACCCCCAAAATCTGGCACCACCTGAAGGAATCAAACCCTCAATTCAAGGTCCGTAGCCTAGCGTGATATTCATTTCACTAAGGTGGTATGGTGGGTGGTGATGGTAACGCTCCACGAGGCAACTTCCCTACTTATTATGCCAACGGTTTTACAGACCGCCGTAGGGGGCACCACCCATAACTGGAGTGAGGAGTGGGATTCGAACCCACGATACAAGAGTTTTGCAGGCTCCGCCATTTGACCGCTCTGGCATCCTCACATAAATGGTGGAGAATAGCGGGTTCGAACCGCTGACCTCCTGCTTGCAAAACAGGCGTTCTCCCAACTGAACTAATTCCCCATTAAACTTTATACCTCTAAATTCAAATAAACATCTAAACGATTTGCATAAGATCGTGCAACACGAATCCAAAACAACGACCTCTCATTTTCTAAATTATCGAAAATGAATTTAATTATCTCTGCATCAGTTTTGAAATAAGTTTGCAAAGAATCAATTGTCTTATCCACATTGTTTTCGTAAACCATTTATTATCCTTTTCATAATTAATTGGTATGGTACACCGTACGGGAATCGAACCCATCTTTGCGCCTTGAAAGGGCGCCGTCCTAACCGATAGACGAACGGTGCATGGCCTGCCCGGCAGGAATCGAACCTGCGACCCTTTGCTTAGAAGGCAAATGTTCTATCCTCTGAACTACGGGCAGAAAAGACTTTCTAGATTGTTAAAGAGCAACTTCTTAACCAACGAAAGAGAGTGTACTCTACTTCTCATTGGTTGTCAACACATAGTGTTGTTTTTTTACAACATAAAAACAAAAACCCCCAACTTTTTTAGGGTTGGGGGTCTTGGTGTGAGTGAGTACTTACTTTTAACCAATGACCCCCATTCGATCCTCATTGCATGATAGAATGGCAGATGTGCGTGTCCATGCAAATGGCATTGCACTCTTTTCTGTTCTATACTGGAGGTGGGATATGGTTAACATTGAAAATACTACCTTTCGAAAAAATTTATTTGTCATTCTCTATATAGTAAACTTTTACTATGGTTTGTTTACTTTGACAGAAGTTTTAACAAACCCGAGTAAAAATAATCCAGCAAGCCACTCAAAGAATCCGTATGCGATTGTCAAGCCGAACAGAGTGTTCAATGACCAGATCAACATCAATGGCGCAATTAGAACTGCAATAAGTGCCGCTATCAAAATTAGAACTAATGTGTTTTCACTCTTCATAGTTTACCTCACTTAAAAAAATCTTGGTCATCAAAATCTTCATCGCTAAAATTGTTCGGATCGAAATTTTTCAATTTCTGTTTTGCCTTCAGGCGATCCTTTTTGTTTTCTTTGGGTTGCTTCTTTGGCTTACCCACATCTTCGTCTTCGTAGAACTCACGAAAACTTTTATATTTTTTCTCAGTCTTAGACATTTTGATTTACTTTTTCTCCTTCGAAAAGTGTTGGAATTGCTTCTTCAACAACTTTTCTGGTGATCCCTTTGTACTTAAGTTTCTTGTCTTTAATCATCAAAACAAGTTTTGCTTCTTCTGGAGACACACTCTCAAGCATATCAATAAACATCTTTTCCCTTTTTGATTTGGTTAAATTGTTCGGTATACTCTTTACGAAATACTTGAACTTTTTAATCTCTTTAGGCAGTCTATTATATCCCCAATTTTCTGGCATGTCAAGAGGTTTGTATGGAGGATCGCCTGCTGGCAAATCAATCTCTAGATCGGTGCGAAACACCAACTCAAACACATCCCGAAAGCCGGGTACAATTTTAGTCAACTGTCGAATTGCATCAACTTTCTTACCTGCTGGCAATTCTTCAATATGCTTCAACAACTCTGGAAAAGTCATTCTGCTAACATCTGTAGGCATGGTTAAAATTCCTGTATATGCTCCATCAATAGTTTCATTCGATTCTTGATGAAATAGTTAAGTATCTTATCTTTACCCTTTACTTCTTTGGGCGCACGATAAGCGTCTAAAATTTTGTCAGAAAACTCTGTCGGAACTTTAGATAAGTCAATCAGACTTTCATTCCTGCGAAAGTTTTTCAACATTGTTGCATCACAAAATTCCTCAGGATTCTGTGTTACCCATATATTTAGTTTTTTCTCAATTACAGGCTTCTGACGAGATTCGGTAACGAATGTATCATCGCTAGAAAGTATGTTAGGAATGCCATCACCTCGGTCGCCCTTGATGATGTGTTCACGCAAAAATTTGATCGGATTGCTCTCTTTCAGAAATTTCTTGGCAATTGGGCTATACTGTTCTACATTGACGAACTTCTGCAATTGCATGAAGTCTTTGTCACTTGAGAGAATCAGAATCTTCTCATCGGACTCATTCTTCAACTCTTTGCCATGATAATGACAAACTGTTCCAATGATATCATCTGCTTCAGTCTTGTCAATTTGAATCACTTTGTATGGAAAGTTTTCACGAATCTCATCACGAACTTTGTTTAGTGTTTCAAAAATTAGATTCCAATCATATGGTGATTCTTCACGATTCTTCTTACGACTTGCTTTGTAATACGGAAACATGTCACGGCGCCAATACTTTTTGTCATCGGCACAAATGACCATCTCGCCATACTTGTCTTTGAACCTCACATTGTACATGCGTAGACTGTTCAATACCATGTGGCGAATCATGTTCTCATTGATGCCATCTGCTTTCAAGCCAGGTTGCATCATAAGATTTGAAATCATAACCTGATTCAGGTCAACTAAAATCATAATTACCCTTAATTTGTCACTCTAACAATAATTGTATCAGAATTTATTCTGCCTGTCAAGTTTGATTCCTTGGTAGTCAAGTCTGGTAGAATCTTCTTGATCTGAACTTTGCCAGCACTCAGCACATTCGGCAAAACAATCTCAGGTTTTCTCAATCGTTTGCCAATCGATGTTTGCTCATTGAAATTTTGTAATGTGCTACCTTTGACTGTAAGACCCTTTGCATTGTCGGCATTGTAGACACCAAGAAGTTTAGTCTTCGTATTGTATGTCCACACTTGTAATGCACCCACAATTTTTTCAGGTGCTACACTTACAAGTTTAAGATCAGGAAACTCTTTCATGTAATTCATCTTTGCAACAACAAGCACCGCAGGCTTTTCTTTCACCTTGCGCTTCTTTCTTGTTGGCTTGTTTGCGTTTGCACTTGCATTGGCGGCAACAACAATTGAATCAAGAAACTCTTTGAACTTACGCAATTCAACTTTGCTAAAGTTTGAGTAACCTTCTTTCAATTGTGGATCGTCACTCACCATGACTTCTTCAATCTCTTTTGCTCTTCCCACGAACACATCGCAAATTCTGCCCATGACAACGGCAGATAGATTACGAGATTTGAAATAAGAATTCATGTCGATTGTTTTCTTGCAACCAGACACGACAAAATCATCAATCATACCCTCAATCTCACCTGCCTCTTCTGCGGCTTTCTCACGAATGCGGTTTTGAATGTTTGTCTTTGGTGCAGTTTCAATTACAGGCAAAGGATCATTCTTAAAATTATTTTTTGCAATTGCTAAGAGATCGTTATATGTTCGTTTGAAAAACTCTGTAGTTTTT